AAAAACTGCCCTGCTCTGTTGTTGCTCGTTCCCGATTTCATGTACAGTTTTCCAAGGTAATCATCAAACCCGACATAACTATTAATTTGGCGCTCCAGCAAGAAGCTAAGATCTGTAAAGATATCCATCATCAGCACCCTTGTGTCTTTATCATGACTTTTCATGATGCTTAGGTATCGTTCTTCTCGTTCCTCTGCCTGACTGAAATCAAATCTGTTTGATATTGCGATTGCCCCGCATTCGAACAGATCGGATAGGAAGTCGTGAGGATTAATCTTATGCAGCTTCCGCTCTATCTTCTCTGCGATTTTGTCTATCGTTGGCCAATCTTCCATTATGCCCTCCTATATCACATACTTCCTATGTTGATAATCCATTTCCTCTTCATTCAGTTCCAGATAGATCTGTGTGGTTGTTATTTTTTCGTGTCCCAGCATTTTCCCCACATAAATTATGTCCATGCCTCTTCTCAGTGCAAACGTTGCACATGTTCTTCTGAATTTGTGTGGGTGTGCTTGTACACCTACCTTTTCCCCTATTCTCCTTATTGCTTGTTCAATTGCACTTGTACTCGCATGCTCTTCCGGATATCTGCATACATATTTGTGTTCTTCTTTCGGGAACAGCCATGGGCTCATTTTTGATTCTTCACACTTACTTGCCATGTAGTCTTCAAGTGCAATCTTTGCCCTGGTATTCATTATTACATTCCGGTCTTTCTGGCCTTTACCGTGCACCAGAATTTTATCCCCTCTAATTTCATCTTTACGGATTCCAGCCAACTCACTTACTCTGCATCCTGTTGATAATAGTATTTCGAAAAATGCGGCTTCTTTCTTGGTTTCGATTACGCCTCGCATCTTCTCAATTTCGTATTCCGTGAACGCTTTTTTCATCTTTTTCGGTATTTTGTATTCCCCGAATTTTTTCACCGGATTGCCTTTTATGTACCCATCGGCAGATAGAAACTCCATCAAGGAACTCATTGCGTGTAGTTCATTTTGGATTGTCACTCTCGCCACTTTATCTTGAAATTCTCTTATGGATGAGTACCATCGTATGTCATCCACAGTTATTTCCTTTAGCGGTTTTTGGATTCGTATTCTTGCTCTTCTAATACTACCGATGTAAAACTTTATTGTTCTGTCTGTGCAGCCTTTCACCTTCCGGCTCATTAAAAACTTTTGAACCATCACGTTGTCTTTGTCCAGATCACTAACGACCAAATCTGTCGTCTGCTCCTGCAGCACTATGTCATAATCTTTCATCGTTAATGCGATACGTGCCACCAGTTCTCGGGCTTTGCACTCTTCCATCCCCAGGTTTTCGGCAGTTACCTGAATTTCATCAAACAATTTTTCCTTCTTCATCATCTGTCGTCCTGACTTTCTCATATATATAAAGGCGGGCAATGAATTATTTGTGTTGTGAAAACAATTATGAAATTACTGAGGTATACTATTCCTTATTACTTGCACTCTGGCAACCATACCATTCAGTTTGTTGTGGTTCGTGATACATATATATCTGTCTTAAATATTAGTAATAGCTTGTGCCCGCCTTTATAGCATTGTTAATTGTGCCTAATTGCACTCGGTTAATTTCTAATAGTTCAGTGTGGCGATTTGAACATTGCTTCTGTATTTCTCGCCGTATACCTTCCGGCAGGTGACGGCCACAATCTGGCTGTCGTCGTTGTAGGCGATTCCGTTCAACGCATCCGCCACTGCTTTCCAGAGATTATCCAAGTCCGGCCTTTCGGTCGGATACTTCTTTCGCTGGATTGCTTTTTCTCTCTTCTGCTTTGGCCAGCTCTTCGGTGGCTCGAAGCAGAACTCAATGTTCATCAGTAAAGGTGCGCCCTTCGGGAATTCGAAGTTGCCACACTGGTTTTTGTATGCAATCCGAACCAGTTGTTCGAACTGCTGCGTTGTTCTCGGGGTGTATGCATACCCGGCACGCGTTACTCTTGGTCTCGCTTTCGGGATTGCTCTGCCCGGGATTGTGAACTTTGCTTCCATTCCTATTCCTTTCTCCATCCATGGAACCACACCGCGTCTTCCAGAATGTTATGCAGCTCTTCTGCAATTGCGGATACATCTTCCAACCGGATACGGACATTTCCGTTCCTTGCGGTGATCATCAGTACATCTCCCTCTTCCGTGTCTACGATGTACCCGGTTCCCGGCGCCTCGGATGAATACGTAACCAAGTTGGGTGCCTTGCGCCCCATCATTTCTATGTCTCCCAGTAATGTTTCCACCGGTATCTTCTCCGGCTTTTTCAGTTTGTACATTTTGGTTTCTCCTTTAACAGCTGTTCGAGAAGTCTGCCAAGGTCAATTCTCATACGTTGATTCGGATATAAAGGAACGTTGTAATGATATTTTCTTTGATGCAGGTAGACTTTTATCACTTCTTGGTACTCCTCGGTAGTTGGAGCCTTCGGGCTAACACTATTCCCTGTATTAATCTTATTTAGGAGCCATGTGATCTCTTCCATGGCTCCTTTTCCTTTAGTTGCAGCTTTCATTTCCCGGAACAAAGCTGCTGTTATTCCTGTGTCAATTACAGTTTCTGACATTTTGGTTCCCTCCGATGCAGGGCATGGCAGTGATGCCGACGCATGAATATTGTGATTTCAAACGTAGGTTATGGCTTTGGGTGTGTACAATTACATCGTTGAAGGTTATTTCAAAGGTTATCGTTGTTGTCGGCACCACTGCCATACCCTGCTGATTCTTATCGTTGTCTTTTCTTCTTGCACGCCTCGCACCACTTCGTGCCCGGTGCGTAGCTCTGAAAGAAGGTTCCGCAGTCCTTGCAGAAATGAGTGAAAACTCTTCTCGTGTGGAACTGCTTGTTCTTCTTCCGCTTCAGTGCCAGCTGTTCCTCTTTCGTCAGCTCCCGGCCCAGTCCTCCTGCGGACGCCTTCTTCTTTTTCTTTTTTTCTTTTTCAACCTTCTTCGTGCAGCCGTCCACGTCGCACCCTCTTGGTTTATCTTCCATCTCGAGGTAATTGCAGTACCACCGGAACATGCTGCCCTTGTCCCGGTAGATGCAGTTTCTGCAGTTCGGGTTTTCCGCCACAAGGTTCAGATTCGGGGTGCTTGTCGGTTTTGGTTTCTTCATCTTCTCGTATCCTTTGCTTCTACTAGTTCTATTCCATAGTTCCGGATAATCCCTCTGCGACGAAGGTCGGCATATGTGTCCCGGAATATCTCCGCCCACTGCAGGCCCTGCTGCATGTCGTCGAATTCTGTCTCATGGCGGTCCGTCTTTCCGTTTCGCAGTATGCACCACTTCTTCAGGATGTACTTCTTCGTTCCCTTTGCCATTTCATATTCCTTGTTCGTTGCGTTATAATAATCTTGGTTTTAATCTTTTCGTTTGAGGGGCATACCGGTTCGTCCGGGTGCCCCTCTTTTATCATTTTCGTGTCATCACGAAAATGGTTTTGCCTTATCCTAGAATCGTTGAAAGGATAGATACATCACAACTGTTGTTGCAACAGATAAAAGCGCTGGCAGGACAATCATAAGCCAGATTTTAATAAGAATTTCTTGTGCAGACCATTTGAATTCCTGCCATGCTAGCTTTCGATTGATCTTATCCATATCCATTTCTGTTTCCTTTTGTTTTCTCAATTCTTCATTCTCCATCCGTTGCCTTCCGTTGCCTCATTACAATCATCCGCATCCTCTGCCAGTTCGCAGTATCTCCAGTATTCTGTACAAGCCTCTGCTGTTTTACTCGTCGCTCCGTCAGCCCATGTCACGAATGGAGTGCGGTGCCCTCTTATGAACCACTTGAAATACCGCAATGCCCACTTGTCGTTTTCGTCGTCCCTTACCTGTACCAGCGTATCGACCGGAACCTTGCTCCAGTCCACTTTGGGCTTTGGTGGTTCAATGTACTCTTCCTCTAACCAGAATGCGAACATCTTTGCGCATGTGTGGCAGTCCAAGCCTCCGCACGTGCTCATCTTCACATCCTCTTTGGATATGAATCGGGGGATTACATTAGCCTTCAAGAAACAGCACATTTTTCCGTTCTCGTCGTTGTCTTCTTTGATTGCTTCCACAATCTCATCTCTGAACTTTTCTCTGTTCTTCATCGCACCCTCCTACAGTCCATACACCTGCAGCACCAGCGCGAACAGTCCGGCACCCATCAACAATGCCCCAATCACTCCCACGATGGTGATGGGAATGTCGTAACCGATTTCTCCGTTGTACCACTTCTTCCCTCCGGCGGCTTCTTCCTGCTCATTCATCAGCTCCAGCAGCGTGCTCAGCCGGATATACTTATACTCATCCTCTGCCTCTTCGTCCACACGGCACTCCAGTGCCTCCTTCATGGTTTCCCACAGCATCTTATAAGACATCTTCTGCTCCTTCCCCGGTGCCGGTCCTCCCGGCATCCATTCTTTTGTCGTTCTCTTCACTCTCAGCTCTCTGCCGCGCTCTCATGAATTCGTGATACTCCACTTCCAAATGGTTCTCCTTAATCAGGTTCCAGATGGTATGGAACGCGCCGTCGAAGTACGCATACATCACCTTTGATTCTTCATCGCCCTTCCGGCAGTAGTTTTCCATTGCACTCGATCGCGTGCGCTCAGCAGCAGCCATTTCAGTAAAAATACTTCTCTCTACCCGCCGAAGCCTTTCCAGCTCGGTTTCGTCCGGCCGAAGGCGGTTCACTTCGTCAGCGGTGTCCGAGAACATCGTTTCCTTAATCATCGAACCTCTCCTTCAGCTCCTCGAGCTCCCCTTCCAGCCATTCCAGCATTTCATCCAGGTCATCGTCTTTCAGTACTGTTACCTTTACAGCCCCTTTTTTCGCAGTAGTCTTCTCCTCTGCCGGCTCATTCTCTGTTTCCAGTTCCTCATCGTCAAAATCGTCAAAGCATTCGCCAATTTTTTCAACCACCTCGTTGGCCATCTCTGCAAGCTTAATTGCTTGATGCATCTGCTCTGCTGTAATTTTGGTTCTTCTGAGAAGAGCCTCTGCAGTTCCCATAAAATCCATCAGGAGTTCGGCTTTACCCCCCATTACTTTCGTTCTTCCGTTCACGGTCTTAATCATTTCTGTTTTCTCCTTTTCTATCGAGTTTTAACGCGTTAAAATGCGTTGGAACGCATTAACTAGCCTCTGTTCACTTCTTCTTGCATCGCTTCTTCGAGGAATCTGGTATCTATGTCGATGATTTTCTCGTTCTCGTCATTCATCTTGTCGATGAGAAGGACCAGCATCGTGTCGAGAATATCTTCAATTCTTCTGACCGCTCGTAATCCTCCCTCAGTACCATAGGACCACGACTCACCTTCTTTCATTGCTGCGTCGGTTTTTACATTCAAAAATGGGTATATCCCGTTAGACGTCCGAAGCTCAATTGTGGCTCTAAGTACTCGCTTAACGCCGCCACTATTCGTTACGTTAAGATGTGTACTTTTCATGATTTCTTTAATGTCTTCCACATTCATCAGATTGCCGTATCCCAATCTCAAAAATTTCATTTGTACCTCCGTTTTTTTGAGTAATAACTTCCGTCCTATGCCCTTCTCCAGTTTTCGGGCAGTTCGGTTCCCATCGGTCCGGTGGTGGCTTTCTTCTTTTTCGGCTCTCTTCTCGATGCCAAGAATTCGGCGTACCGTTCCATCTCCCAGATGTCCTCTGCCGGGAAATCGCGGATCATGTCCGCCAGCTTCTCCACCGGTCCTTTCGGCCGGGCGGCAGTCATTGCCTGAATGAAGTCTTCTTCCCGGAGCCGGTAGGATCTCTTTCCGATCTGGATGAATGGAATCTCATTCGCGTGAATCATGCGGACGAGACTGCCATATGAGATTTTCCAGCGCTCCGCCGCTTCCTTCACCGTCAGGATTGTCGTTGTGTTTTCCGGTTTCATGGTTTTCTCCTTTCGTTGCACGTATAGTTGACTATACGATTATTCTTTAAAAAGAAGTTCCTTTGCTTCTACACCCAGCGCATCAGCAAGATTGAGCAACGTTCCGGTCATGATGTTAACCTGCTTGCCGATTTCGATATTGGCAATTGTCGCTCTTGATACACCTGATTTATCAGCAAGTTCTTGCTGGGTCATGTGTGCTGCTTCTCTGATTTCTCTCAGTCTGTACTCCATGTTTCCCTCCTTTCGCTCATAGTATAGTTGACTATACATTGTCTGTCAACACTTTTTTGTAAAATCGACTATACATATTGATTGTTCTTCCCTTTGTGTTGTATAATTCATTATACATTTATGGAGGTGGACAGATGTTTTTAGGAGAAATAATCAAAGCTTATAGGGATGAGCACGGCCTAAGCATGCAGGATTTTGCAAGCCTGTCGAAGCTTTCAAAGCCTTACATATCCCAACTTGAAAAAAATAGGAACCCGAAAACCGGAGACGCTATCATCCCATCCCCGGACACGTTCCAAAAAGTCGCTACTGCAATGGGTATTACATTTGATGAATTGATACGGATGGTCGATAAAAACCAACCAATGGCAATTGCTAAAATTAAGAAAGATAAACTCCCGCCGAACATTATCACCCCGGCGGCCCGTCCGGTGCCGGTACTTGGTACGATATGTGCCGGTGATGGCACGGTGGCCGAAGAGAACTTCGCCGGCATTTTTTTTATCGATAATACTGTTCAAGCGGATTATGCGCTGCGTGTGAATGGTGACAGTATGGTGGAGGCGGAAATCTACAATGGGGATATGGCTTTCCTTCGGAAGGATTTTGAATTCCGCGCCGGCTGGATCTATGCGGTAGTGCATGGTGTGGACCGGGAAGCGTCCCTGAAGAAGGTTTTCCGGCAGGATGATAAGCTAATTCTGCAGCCGTGCAATTCGGATTATTCGCCGATTATCGCGGATGTTCAGGATTGCTACATCGTCGGGGAGCTGGTAGGAGTGTATCATTCCTATTCCGGAGTAATTACGATTAAGTGATGTTTCCGACATAAATGTCGGGGAGCTGATATCATTATGAATGGAGGAATACAATGGACATTAAAGAAATCAGAGAGCTCACAGGACTCAATCAGACAGACTTTGCAAAGAAGTATAACATTCCGCTTCGCACCTATCAGAACTGGGAATACGGTACCCGGAAGCCACCGGAATATGTTCTGACACTGCTTCAAATGGTGGTGGAAATGGAGTATTCAAACTAAGTTCCGAATGCAAAAAAGAAAACCATTTTGCCTACGTTGGCAAAATGGTTTTCTCGGAAACAGTAGAAACAAAAATCATCTACTAAAACCGCTTTGAACGAATACATTTCATTTTATCATTTGTTTCTGCCAATTTCCACTCTGAAAAGTTGAACTATTGCAAGGAGGTGCTGCCATGCATATCAAGGAACTGGAAAAGAATAAGTACCGTGTATGGGTAGACCTGGATCCGGACTATACCGGGAAGCGTCGGCGGAAATCGAAGGTCATTCAAGCTAAGACGAAGCGAGAGCTGCAGGCTAAGATTAATGCATGGACGGATTCCATCAACAACATATCCGAATGCAAAACCGTGTCGGATATGTGCAATGAGGTGTGGCCGCAGATAATCGCCAACAAGTCCCCCAATACGGTTTACGGCTACAACGCCGCAAAGAAGAGAATTGATAAGTCCATAGGATCGCTGGATCTGAACAAGCTCACGCCCCGGGCGTTGCAGAAGTGGGTGAACGACCTATCCGGAACGCTCTCCCCGAAAACAGTTGTGGATACATATTCCATTCTGAGAATGTGCTGCTCCATAGCGACATCCTGGGAGCTGCTTCGAAGCTCTCCGTGCCACGATGTCTTTATGCCGAAGAATCGAAAAAAAGAAATCGAGATCCTGTCACAAGATGATTTTGCACGGTTCTGTGCCAACTTGGACAAGGTGGATATCGATACCAGAGTCTGTTTCGAGCTTGCATTATTCGGTTCCCTTCGCCGAGGGGAAAT